ATATCTTGTAATATGTATTTTTTTGTCTTTAATGTCTTTTTTAGTCCTTGATGAATATCGATCTTCTCAATATATTCCAGTGGAAGCCAAATATAATCGTTTGTTTCTCTACTAGTTATTTCAAAGTTATCGAACTTTTCTACTACCATCACAAATGAATAATATATAAATTTGCGGTCATCGCTTAAGAACACATCAAGTGGGTATAACCGATCAAATTCTGGTTCAGCGTTTAATTCTTCTTTGATTTCACGCTTGAGACCTTCCGCAAAGTTTTCACCTTTTTCAAGTTTACCTCCCCAAAATCCCCACTTCAGCGCATGTGATGAAGTCTTCGACCGTTGTTGAAGAAGAAACATCTGTTTATCTTTGTCGTATATCAAACAACCCACGCATTTAATCATGATACCTTCTTAGCCGAAGTAAATGTTATAGCCTTCATCATCAGTTACCGAACTCTGTAATTGTTCTTCAAGCTTTTCCATTTCCTGTTGGGCTTCTTGTTTTAATTCGTTACCATTTAGTGTAACACCTCCATTCGGCCCTGCCAAGGTTTGAAATTTACTTCTTCCCTCGCCCATGATAGCTTTGGCCTTTGCAACGGCATATGATATCATCCATGGACGAATATAAACGTCATTAAGTAGCTCATCATCCGAGCGATGCGATTCTGTGACTAAAAGAAAAACCTCATCACGACCAATCTTGTTGAAAATCTGAAGTATCTTTGTACTAGGATTCCATACGTAATCGATACGCCCAGCCACTATTTGTTCTAACGTTTTAATGTAGTTGTGCTGTATATGCACCGTGGCTATGCTACCGTAAGTCATATTCTGGTTTAGTGCGTGCATCATCTGATTCATGTACATCATCAAAAATGGGTCTTGTGTGTAGTCTGTTGCTGCACTAGAGCCTATTGTATTCCGACGTATTTCCTTGATATCAACTATGTCCGTGTCGCTCAGATCATACTGTTGTACGAATTTTTTATATTTGAAAATTGTCCCCGTTTCAGAAGTGGCGTTAGACGCTCGTTGTCTATAGACCTTCGCCGCAAATTCAATAGCATAGTTAATGTGTTCTTTTTTCAAGTCGACATCAACTAACCCGTGCCCAAGGGTCAACATAACTTCTTGGACTGCTTGTTTTTTAGTTTTAGATTCTGGCATTATAATTTCTCCATATAGATACTATTTATTGACCCAGATAAATACCATGTTAATATACTATTTTTAAGAGAAATACTATGGATAAAAAGTTTACAGAATCATTCACCGTAGAAGATTGGGAAATATTAAGCCCAAATGGCTACGTCGATATAAAAACCGTACATGAAACTATCGAATTTGAGGTATGGGAGCTAAGAACAACTGGTCATTCACTGAAGTGTGCGGACAAGCACATCGTGATCAAGGATGGGTTAGTAGAGCGTTATGTCAAAGATATCGTAGTAGGGGACTTTATAGACACCATTGACGGACTGGAAGAGGTCACTCTAGTTGAACCCCTCGGGTATTCTGTGCCCATGTATGATCTTGAGGTTAACGACTTTAGCCAGCAATATTATAGTAACGGCATAGTGAGCCACAACACCGCCTGTGCGGCTCTTTACCTTTTATGGTATGCCATGTTCAATGATGATACTAACATCCTTGTGGCTGCTCATAAAGGCAGTGGGCAGCAGAAATCATGGACAGGATACGATACGCGTATGAAGAGTGTCCAGATCATATTAGATGTGGTGTCACCACTTATGCTAGTGGGAAAATAGTCTTTGATAACAAGTCATCTATTATTGCTCAAACAACCACAGAAAACACTGGTCGTGGACTTTCTATATCGCTACTATATTGTTTGGATGGCGGTACGATAGTTCGAGTCAGAGATAAGGACACACAAGAAGAAAAAGATATATCGCTTGAAAGTCTCTACACTGAATTAAACGGCGATGAATTTATCGAGTTTAAGAAACAAGCCATGCTGCGAATTGTCTTCGAGGACAACTACTATGTTGATCTCCCCGAAACATACACCTTGACGGTTAACGACATTAAGACTACAATTGAAAATATCAGCCATGGTGACGAAATACTTATTGGTAATGAGTATTTTAAAGTGGTTGAAATACAAGCAATTTAAAGTTTAAATTCCCTATTGACATGATTTGAAAAGCTTGTATACTTGTAAATGTTGCATCAAGCAACGCAAACTAAAAACTAACTTGTACTTTGAGGTATTATTATGGAACATCAAAAACGCCAACAGCGCCCACGCAACTTCAACCGTCGTCCACATGAAAACCGGATGCCACTTGATCCACTGGTGCTAGAGGCTCTTGATTTCATCAATCTCCACGCAGACAACACTAAGGTGTTTAAATGCTTCCATAAGAGTAAGAAAACTGGAACTCTTGAAACCTTTGGTGTATATAACACTGTAACTAAAAAACATGCCATTTTCTATACAGTAAACTTCTTCCAGCAAGATTTTCTGGATATTAAAATGGTGACACTCGGCACCCGTTAATCCACTACTGATGGAGCGGCAGTTAAACTGCCGCTATTATTATGAAAATACTGTTATTCATTATCGCGGTTACGTTTAGTTTATCAGGTCAGGCATCATATAAGTTGCCAGACGCGGCCACGCCTAACTATAATGTGTATTTTTATCGATGTGTTATACACACAGATGAAATGATGTTTAAGTTATCTGATGTATTTTACCGTGTAAAAAAAGACGCGGCTTTAAATGCGGTAAGAGAAGCGTATGTGGATCATGACGCGGGATATCGTTCGTTAGTGGAAGACATGGTAATTGAACTATACGCTGATGTGAATATGGATGAAAAACTTGACAAATTTTTTTACCGGTGTTTAAATGTAGTAAACAGTTTGGGAATATACCAATGAGCACAGAAAAAAAATTACCTGATCATGAAATTGAGTATGACGAAGATGGCAATATCGTAAAAGCCAGAATCAGTCGTGAAAAATTATTCAGAGACAAATGGGATAAGGTCATCGAGATTCGATTCTATTCCAAACAACATATCCAACGTCTGTCACTCGCATGTAGAAAGTTTCTCGGTGAGCAAGGCAAAGATTGGGACAGTTATGTGCCGGGGTTTTCTCGGGTGTCAGATGTCATCAAACATAATCTAGAAAGCGACGAAGAAATGAAAGACCAAGTATTCTTTTTAGGCATGAAAGATAATGTTAATAATGATATTGATGGATTCGAGGATAAACTTAAACGACTAAAGCTGAAGTATCTTTTTTCTGGCGCGTTAAACGGTTAATAACAAATGAGAGCTACTTAGTGACATCCTTCTAAACTATCATACTTTCCCATGTAAAAAGTTACTAAAAATCCTCTCATAATGCCACTCGACGAGTGGCATTTTTATTTGCATCTTATAATAAGTCTTGCTATAATGTATAAAAGTATCAATGAGGGGCATGGATATGATTATTGACGGTGACGTAAAATCTGCATTTATCTCATATGGTGAACAATGTAAGATGTATACGCTACACGAAGTTTTTCATACCGAGAAAGTTGTAAACGGCCACACGGTTAAAACGACGGATTCCCGTTACGTGCGCAATTTAGCCACTGACCGAGACCGTGCCATTGAGAAAGCGATTGCTTATGCAGCTTCTCGGGGGATCGACTATATATCAACTGATGGTGCACGTAAAGAGTTGTACGAGATCGAACGTCATCGTTCGGACGAGCGTCTGCGTATGAAAGCAGAAGCCGAACAACAACGTCGCCTTGAAGAAGAACGACATATTAACGAGCTTCTGGTCGTATTTGATAGCCAGTTCCAAAGTGAGGCTTTCACATTTGGCAAGTATACTGGAAAACGATTCGCTGATGTTATGAAAGCAGATTCCGGATACATTCGCTATATTGTCGAAAATTCCGACCTGCCTCATGACATCCCAAAAAACTTAAATGATATTTGTGCAAATAGTCTCCATTCGTATGTACTGAAACATGGTTATCCTGCCCGTCCTGAAGATGACTCAGTTTACGTAGGCACTAAAGGGGAAAGAATTGAACTCACAGTAAAAGTGACCAAAAAGATGTCATTTGATACTAATTTTGGCATCAAGACTATGTACCATTTTATGGACACAGACAACAATGTGTTTGTCACCTTTTATAGTGGTAGTTCGTGGAATCTTAATATTGGTGATACGGCAACAATCAAAGGAACCATTGACAAGCATCAAGAGTATGATAATGTAAAACAAACACATATTAAGAGAGTTAAAGTCTTGTAGGAGCAATACGTTTGAATAATAACAAAAATAAATGGGATGATCGATTTCTAGGCTTAGCACTATATTATTCTACCTTTTCCAAAGACCCGTCCACAAAGGTAGGATGTGTATTAGTAAATGACATGAATATACCTGTAGGGCTTGGGTATAACGGCTTTTCGCGTGAGTCTGATGACTTAGAAGAGCATTTAACTAATCGTGATGAAAAGTACCCTAGAACGATTCACGCCGAAGAAAATGCTATATACAACAGCACCGAAGATGTACGCGGCTCCCGAGCATATTTGACTCACACGCCCTGTGTGCCTTGCATCAACCGCCTTAGTCACAATGGCATTAAACATATTACCTTTCTTGTCACCATGGACTCTGAGTTTAATAAGAGGTGGGATTTGGGTAGGTCAATCGATGAAATGACACGGTTAAATATGACATACCAAGTAGTGTCATATAGTACCAATGAGCGCAGAGACATATTTAATGACCTATATGATATTCTATAAGGAACGTTATATATGGCTAAATTGAAATTTGTTTACTCCGTCATGAATGCGGGTAAGAGTACGCACTTACTACAGTTGGTACATAACTACTCGGTGTATGGTAATAAAACGCTACTATTAACCAGTAGTCTTGACACCCGCTCCATTAAGGATGGACACTATCATATTGAATCTAGGCTAGGTATTAGCGCAGAAGCGATACCATATGGTCGAGAAGACAACATACAGACCATATTAGATAATGTTGATTATGTTCCTTCCTGTATTGTTATAGATGAAGCCCAGTTTTTAAGCAAAATGAACATAGAGCAAATTTCCGACCTTGTTGATTACATGGGTATACCTGTAGTATGCTATGGTTTGCGAACGGATGCATTTGGAGAGTTTTTTGAAGGTAGTGCTGAACTGTTTAAATGTGCAGACAAGATCGAAGAACTAAAGCAGTTATGCTTTTGTCAATCTAAAGCAACCCATATAATCCGATACGACACGGATTATAAAGTAATACGAAATGGGGATCAGCTTGCCATTGGCGCAGAAGACATGTATTTGTCTGTTTGTAGAAAACACTGGAAGACGCTTTCCAGTGTTAAATTTCTTGCATCCAGCGATTGAGTTCTTCAATCGCTGACTTGTTCCATCCACGTGCACTTCTTAATGTCAAGTACTTAAAGTCTTTGACTAAATCCTTATTGTAAAAACTGGTAAGCAGAGAAGTATTTACCACCACCCAAAAGTTCCCTTGGATGTAATCGTTAAGTAGGCCAGCATCCTTGGTTATAAATGATTTCATATTGCGGACAGTATCATTGTAGTTCTTGGACAAATAATCATCTTTTACTGACCGATCACGGTGGTGGTTGCGTGCCATACTTTCCTCTCGTGATGTTAGAACCCATAGCAGATGTATATTTTCTTTCTTGTAGCCATTATCTAATAGAATATCAATTTTATTTTTAATATTTTCGACATTACCGAATGTCGTATTTAATACAATATTAGGTAACCTCTCTTTATTTTGTGAACTTCGTAGAAACACCCCTAAGCGGGTTTGTGGGATTTTATTGATAGTCATGAAGTCGTATATGGTGTCTACAAATTCACTGTCCTTGAACATAGATGGCTCTCTTAAATCTTGGTCTGAATAACGAGAGAATGCCGAATCGATATCGTCTAAAAACTTCCGGAAACGTTTAAAAATAATATTACTCTTCATGACCAGCTTTTGTATCTCATCTATGTCAAGAACCTTAAACTTGTTACCTATGTCAGTAAACTTATCAATAGCGAAGTTTTTCCCTGAGCCAGCAGAACCAGCCATAATTATTACCTGACCTTCATTCGCCGTTTTAGGCGGGGTTATAATTTGTTTTTCATTAAGTTTATTCATCATTATCTACAATTGGCCTCATTGGATTACTGATATATGTTTGTTCTTGACGTTCTCCGCGCTCACCATCATGAAAAGTGTTATCATTTTCCACAAACGACTCGTGGTGCTCATGTCCGGGTGTCCACTTACCATAGTATTTACGGTCAACCAACTTCCACTTACCGTCATCCTTAATGAACACTTGGGCGGGTTTGTAGTCTATGCGTATGACATAATCACCATCCTCTGCATCGTCCGGGAATGTTGTTCTCTTCGGCACTTCATCAAGGTTTACGCTGTCGTCAAGTTCTTCCACCCCATCGAGTTCTGGTCGATATATGAAGTCGTCGTTATAGTCATTATATGGGACTTCCTCTTCCGCTTCTTTAACCGCCGCTTGATTAACTTTAGTTAATTGGTTATGGTTTGATATAAGATCAAGTAACCCATCCTCATCGGCTTCATCAGCGACGTTGCTTAAAATATCATTATATTCACGGCTATCGAAAATCTTTTTAATTCTAACACGCCATACATGAGGCAACCATGTTGGGCCATAGCCTTCTGCTGATCGACGACCTTCCTCGACCACGTAATATGCATTAACTGCCCCCTCTTCCCCCTCAATTAAATCATCACGCAAATGCGTTAGTTCAAGTACGTCACCGGTAGATAACTTTCGTCCTAACTTTTCTGCCATACTGTTGATATGAAAATCGATATATAACGTGTCAGACATAAAGAAACCGAACTGGGAAAGTTCAAAATCATTATCTGAAATCTGGTATATCCCCCACATTTCAATTATATCTTTATCATACTTACGGTCGCGGGACTCCATAAATAATAAGTCTTGAATCTTTGTCCCTTCTAAAACATCACCATTTTCATCAATAGTACCTACGTATCGATGCACAAATACCTGTGTGCCAGAAATCTCAAAATATTCCCCGATTATTTTATCTTGGAATTTATAGTCGTTGGTTTTGTTATTTCGCCATAGCTTCATTC